TCCTCGCCATACTCCGCAATGATCTGCTCATATATCTGCTTGTCCGTGTCCTCGACCGTTCTAGAGTCAATGTTTTCCGTGTGCCAGAAGTTACGCTTGGCGTGGAAGCACTCGTAGAAGTAACCTTGATTACGCCGAGGGTTGGAGAACGCGAACCAATATCTGTCTAGGATCGGTTCTGTAAAGAAGCCCGCACCGACCGACCAGATGGCGTCGGGAATACCGCTAGCCTCATCAAACACCAACATCATGCCGTCGTGGTTGTGAACACCCGCGTAGCTGTCGGGATTTTCTTCCGACCAGAGCTTGCCCTCGGCTGCCCAGTAGCGCGTACCTTTCTTCAAGTCCCGCTCGACTAACTCAGTTAGCCACTTAGCGGGCACCAGCTTAGTCGCGCTGATCTCCCACCAGTGGTTGTTAATCACCATCGCCTGCCACTTAGTCAGCTCACCCCATGTGACCGACCGCAGCTGCGCTTCGCTGTTGGCGCTCACGATCACGCTTGATCCAATGCGGGTGGTCAGCATCCACAGGATGAGCCATGAGACCAGAGCTGACTTACCAATCCCTCGACCGGACGCGACCGCAGTACGTAGGGCGTCCATGTCGATCTGACCACGGTTGTTTTTAATATGGCTAGCTATCCTGCGCAGTATCTTGCGCTGCCAAGTGCGCGGGCCTTTGAACTTAGCCAGCGGCGTATTTTGTTGCCCCCACGGGAACGCGAACAACACGAACGCTTCGGGGTCGTCAGCGATGGTCGGCGCCCAAAGGCGCGTCATTAGGAGCTGTTCGCCCTCGGCGTCATAGATCGGCTGTTGCGCCATTCGTCACTTTAGTTGGTAGATGGGTGGGTTGCTGTTCCGTAATCAGACCATCCAAGACGCGCTCTTGTGCTTGTTGCAGCGCCTGCGTGATGCTGATCTTGTTGGTGATGTCGACGCTGATCTCCTGACGCGCTGTCCAGCCGTGGACGTGTTGCAGGATTGCCAACGCCGCCTTGCTGTCGCCAGCGCGGGCTGCCTCACGCAGGTGGGCACTGGCCTCCATCTCGCTGTCGGCGCGGCCTTTCATGGCGGCCATATCCGCTGCCGGGTCAAGCTCGCACAGCTGCCTGAACTCGGTGGGCAGCATACCAGCCGCTAACGCCAGCGAGTCGCCCTTCAGACCCAAGGCAGCCGCGTCATAGATCGCCTGAAGCCTGGCTTCGGTCGCCTCGACTTTGCGTGGTGAGAATGGTATCGATTTGAACATGGATGCATATTAGCGCATTTGTGGGCAATGTTGGCTACCAACATTTTTTAAAAAAATAAAAAATTTCTTCTGACACCTCCGTGACCGCGACCGGCCTGCCGCCGGCCCCCCACCCCCCCCCAGGTTAGTAAGCACTCACTTACATGGTTGTCAGCCTGGCAAGTTAGTAAGCACTAACTAACCAGGTTAGTAAGCACTCACTTACAAAGTTAGTGGTCACTAACATAGCCAGGTTAGTGGTCACTAACTATTAGCATAATGCTACCAAACCTGTGGATAACTTTATGTGTTGTCATTCTGCTATGTAGGCAATGTTGGCTATGTTGGCTATGGAAAAAAATCGCTGGCCAAACGTGACAGCGCTGCCATTCACACACTCTATTAGCATTATGATATCAAAAATGAAGTTATATAGGTTCAGTCTACAAAACAGCCAACATAGCCAACAAATAGCAAAAAGCCGCATCCAGACTAGGTTATCGCGTAGGCACTCACGGCGATTTTTGATGCCAACAAGTTGACTAACGCGGCCACAAATTGACGCCGAAAATAAATGCAAAAGAATGCTTTACATTTTTTTAGACATGGACTAACATGTATTTCAGCAACACAATGTATTACAAATTAGTGCTCAATTTTTAATCACTTACCAGGAAACCGACTATGAAAAACTACGGATTCGAAATACTCTCAGCTGTTTATTGCGCGGCCATGCTGTTCACCGCCATTCTAATGATGTCAATTTAAGGGGCACGATATGAAACCTACACTTATGGAAATAATCGGCGCTATTTTCGCCTTCGTATGGCTCGCCGTTTTTGTTGTTGCATGCCTTGCTTATTAATTAACTAGGAGAACTGACCATGACAAATTTTCAACCAATCACAGAAAATGAAATTGAAAACCGCGTTGAACGGGCAATAGACCGTCTTGACCATCAATTACTCACCGGAAAAATAACGCCAATTGAATATGAAAACGAAGTGGCGATTGTTGACAAGTGGGCATTGCAGCAATACAAATTTATTTAAAACTAAGGAGAACCGACCATGAGCAATCTTTCTTACGCTTTTACCGAAGGCCAAATTGTCGAACTATTTCACGGTGTACCGCATGACGCATGGGATATTTATTCCGCGCCGGATGACGTCATCATCCGCGCATTGGAGTGGAACGATTCAAACGGCGATTTTGAGGGTCTTGAGCGTGTCCGCTTGCTGGAAATATTCTTGTCCGATTTTATCCGCTCGAAAGGAAACTAATTATGCAAAACCAATTACCCGACAGCGTCAATTTCACGCTGCATTTCACTGACATTCAAGAAATTGACGATTCACTAACTAATGACGAAGCGCGTCAAATACTGCAAATAATCGCCCGAAAGGGCGAAGCGTTTGATTCCGAAACATTGGATTCATGGATTGATTTTTTTAAAGCTAGTCAGGCGAGGGGTTAATTATGAAAGACACTACATATAACGGCTGGACAAATTACGCCACATGGCGCGTTAATCTTGAAATGATTGACGGCTTAGAACTAAGCGATTTTGGTACTGAATTAGACCCTTACGGTTTAGGGCAGGCGCTGAAAGATTATGCGGACGAAATACTTTGTCAGGGTTGCGGCTATGAGGGTCTGGTTTTGGATTATGCGCGCGCCTTCTTAGTTGACGTTAATTGGGCAGAAATCGCCCGTCACATGATTGACGATTACGTCGACGCATGACGCAGTACGGATGGCTAGATGATTTCGGGGCGGTCTGCTGTTGGCGCGATTTCCCGCCAGCGGCTGGCCGGCCTTACATAACGCGCAAAGTAACGCGCAAACGGGCGCAAGTGCCCACAATCGAAACTCACGGCACAGCGCTGTGGTAACTAAGGAGAATCGACCATGCAAACACTAAACATTGACGGCACTACGTACACGCTCAAATTTGACAAATGCCCGATCGAATGGGCGAAACTCGCCCGCAAGGCATGGAAACCAAAGAAACCGAAAGATATACGAAAATTTCCGGTTATAGGCGTCAGTACATCAACGTACGATTACATTCGCCGGTTTGATGAACTGAATTTTTTGCGCTCTGTTGACTATCATAATGCGAGCCCGCGCGGCCATGCGGCATACGACCTGTCAATCCCGTTACTGGAGGAACTATCCAATGAAGACGCAAACTGACATCAGCGGCGGCCATTGGCCGCAGCACCTCTGGCCGTACACGTACACGCACGGCGACACCGAATTGCTCTGCTTTGTCGATTGGGAGCCCGCTGACCGGTCGGTCGGCTGGGGCGGCGGCGCCTGGTTGATCCATGCGTACGCCGGCGGTGTTGACGTGATTGATCTGTTGAAAGATTACATCATCAAGGATATCGAAGCGGAGGCCGCATGTTCGCTCTCATTGGATTAATCCTTGCGGCCATGCTCGCGATTGTGCTAGGGTTGTGACGCGGCTTCTCTCCAGCCGCCCTTCGGTTCGCCCGGCCTTTGTGCCGGGCTTTTTTTACGCCAGAGCGCCCCATTGTGTGGCCATTGCAGCCGCTATACCGGGAAAAGTCGCTGATCTGATTTTCCACCGATCGGGCGATGGCGGCAGGTTGTACCACTCTGGCAGGCTTTTGCCGCTCTTTGTGACGTGCCGCGCACCCTTACCCACGATCTCAGTCGGCACAAGCGGCGGCACGTTTTGGAGCCATAAACAGGTTGTTTTTGTGGCTTCATGGCCGTACTGGTACGGCTGGATGATCTGGTCAGGCTTCCTGATACGGCTGGAGATAATGCTAACCGGATTTTCCAGCGCGATGCGCGGGATCGGTGCAGCCAATAGCAGTCGCACAAAATCGAGTGCTTCGGCCTGCTCTACTTGCTTATCTTTGAACCAGCGTGCGCCTGAGACGGCTAGATGCGTGCATGGCGGGTGCGCTACCATCAAATCCCAGCCATCACCTAAAATGTCGCGCACGTCCCCTTGATAGTGCGGTCCAGGCGACTCAGTCGGTAGCAGGTCGCACGATAGCGCGTCATGCCCTGCCCTGATAAACGCATCGCGCACCGTACCGCTGTATTCACAAGCAATCAGGACACGCATTATTTCACCAGCCTAACTGCTGACGGCGGTGGTGTTTCTTCCACCATGCGCCGGAGTTCTGATTTACTGGCCGTGTCGGCTAGCTCTGGCGCGCAGAATATGTGTTTCTTGGTTCCAAACTCGCGTGACGCTAACCGCCCCATATCGACCCAGCCGGCTTCCTTCAGCGCATGAAGTAGCGCCTGTTGCACCACGCGGGTATTCATCGGCGCGCCGCCCTGTAGCCGGTCGCACAGGCTGTAGAACGGTGCGGCCACGACACCGGCAGAAAACTCACCCAAGCGGCGCTCGATCATCTCAACCAGATACGATTCGGCGGTCGATCTGCCCTGCTCTACCATAATAATTTTCGCCTCAGTCAGTGGTGGAGTGCCGCCTGGGTTGAATTTGCTCACGTCACGCTGATAGAGCCAGCCGGCAGCCACAGCCAGGCCGCCTGCCTTGTACCAGTCCCAGATCGTAGTGGCTTCGCGCTCGGTCATGCGTGGCGCCTCGGAGTACGTCACGAACCACCGGCGGTCGTCGCCTGCGACTGAGATTGGCACACGCTCATTCGAGAACGCAAGAACGAAAATTCTATTGAGCGCCTGATACGGGTGCAGGCCCTTGCGGTTGACCTGCAAAAAGTCCGGCGGCGCTGCAATGATGGGCTTCAGGTGGTTTTCGAGCGCCCTGCGATCCTTCGCCTCGCTCTGGCGCAATTCCTCGAAGACCATCACTTCGGATTCGTATGCGTAGCCCCACTGGGATTGTATTTCCTCGTTACGCACAATCGACACGTTTGAGAGCGCTTCGCCGCCGATGCCCCATAAAAACGGCTGCCAAAGGGTATCCTTGCCGGAACCAGGGTGACCGATATGCAATACAGCGTGATTGATCTTGCGGTTCGGGTGCTGGAGTTTGTAGGCCATCACGTCAAGAACGTGATTGCGCTCGACCGGGTCGGGCAACATGCGCTCGACATGATCAAGCCATACCTGCGCGTCACCTGACTTGACCGGCGGACGGTGGTCGACCCATCGATTGCCGTACACTTGCCCCTCACGCGACACTAAAACGGTCTCGCCAGCGGCGTAAGTAATGCCGCTAATGGTCAGCGCGTCCTTGGCCTGCCGGTTCTCATCAAAGCATATCGACGCCTCAACGCGGCGTTTCTGCTTGCTCGGGTGGATTGAAAAGCAGGTGACGTGTCGAAAGAGTGCGTTAAAAGTACCGCGACTAATCTCGCGCCGATCGTCCATGTCAAAGTACGCATCTTCGTTCTGAATGTACGCAAAGCGTTTGTACCAATCATCTTTCGTCGTCCTGTCCAGTTGTTTTTTCTCGACCTCTGCAATGACTTCAGCGCCCTTGTCTGGAAACGCTTCAGTCGGTGTCAGTTTGGATAGCGCCGCGTCCATCGCGTGAGCCAGCAGCTCTTCACGCAAGCCAGGCGCGTGTTTGGGGCCGCCATTGGCCGACACCCAATCCAGAAACGCATGCGAGTCGAAGTCAACGCAGTGGCTGTGCAGGCAGCGGTATGAGCGCGTTGACGGGCTGTAGCGCCCCTCTGGGTTGCCATCGGTATGCTCGTCCTTGTTGGGGCAGATGACGCCTGCCCAGCCGGCAGGGTTCGGGGTAGACAACAACACGCCCTGATGCGAGAGCCACGCCATCACGTCATCCGCGCCATCGTCGGACAGTCGGATAGGACGCACGCCTAGCGACTCGGCGGGTGCTGGCGTGACACCCAGAGCCGCGCACACTTCGGGCAGCGTGTACTCGCGGTCAGGATGGAACTCAACCAAACGCGACGCAAACAGGCCGCGATCTGGCTTAATGTTGATCGACCCCGGCAGACGGAAGTTGCGCACCGCGTTGCAGGCGCCAGGATCCGTGTAGCCTGCGTCGGCAATCGCTCGGATGGCCGCGGCATACTCGCCGGTGGTCGGCTGCTCTGAGAATGCGTAACCCCATTGGAACGACCCAGCAGACGTCTCGATGATCCACGTCGGCGGCAGGGGCGGCGTGTTGGGCGCCTTCTCAGAATCACCCACGTCGTCCAGCACCATGACGAGAACGTAGTCGGCGTTAGCTGCTGACGCGGACACATGGCCGTCCTTGAACCGGTCAACGATAAAGCTGGCCGTGTTGCCGTAGATCGCCCAGTCGGGCTTAGTTGGATAGTCGGGCAGATACGCCGGCCATGTGCAGATCACCGCGCCATCGGGGTGCAGCTGAATCTGTCCGCTTTTGAGTTTAGGTTTCTGGCGGACGATTAATGCAGTCTCACCCACTGGGGCGAGATTAGTATAAAATTCGATGAAATCCATTGCAGTCCTTGTAGTAGAAAGAGCCGCCCTGCCAGGCGGCTTTTTTATTTGCCGTAGCGCGTCATGATCTTGACGCCCGCGTTCAAAGGTAGCCCTGCAGCCCAATCGGGTGCAGCGCGCATCACTTGCTTTAGGGTATTGGGTGCATCAGGGTCGGCGGTCTCCAGAACGATCTCGTCGTGTACATGCAGCACTACGTCAGGAAGCTGGCGTAAAGCGTGCCGCAGCAGATCGTTGGCGACCGCTTGCGTTATATTCTCACAAGCCAGACCTCGCCACAAGCGCGCTCTGGGCCATTCCTTCGCATCGGCTGCCGGCTTCCAGGCTGCTTTAACGTACGTAATCTCGTCATCCTCAAACTTAGCAAATGGATAGCACAGCACGCGCCCCGATGGCAGCGCGTACCAGAGGTGCTGACCGTCGTACAGGTAGGTGACCCGACCGGCTGAGAACTCACGGTTAGGGTTGCGTAGCGCCCGCATGTAGGCGCTCTCAAGCTTCTCCCAGTAGCGCACCGCCCATGGGTTAGCGCGGCGCCAGGCGTCTACAATGCGGCGGGAATCGGACTCGGGCATGAAAACACCATAGTTGCGACCCATCGCAGAGAAGGCGCCGATCGACCCGCCGAACCCTAACGAGAGAATCGCGACCTTGCCGATCTGGCGTCGCTCGGATTGATCGGTGGCTTCGTATTCTTCGGCAATCTCCTCATACGGCACGCGGTAGATGCCGGCGGCTTCGCGGATGTAAATGTCTTTGCCTGCGCGGAAGGTGTCTAGCACCTCCTCGGCCTGCGGGTCATTGGATGCCCAGGCGGTGACCCGTGCTTCGACCGCCGACCAGTCGGCGACCACAAACTGCTTACCCGGTGCGGGTATCAGTGCGGGCCGGAGCATTCCTTTGAGAACATCCGTAACGCGTTTTCCAAATCTTGGAACGACGCTGTGGCCTCTGACCATAGCGTGCCTAACGTCATCTGGGGCTGCTGCGCACTTGCGCGTGAAGTTGTGTACCTGCGCGCCATAGCTTGAAGCACGTCCTGTGGCAGAGCCTCCTGCAAATACGAAAGCACCTCGTACTCGGTGATCGTCTTCATCTGCCAGGCTCGCAAGGCGGCTGAACTTCGCAACCGACGACGCCCAAAGGTCATCTGCGCATTGAATGACGTCCGCAACAGTGGTCGGAATCTCATCGGGGTTTTCCTCGGCAAAAGCCAGTAAATTAGCGCGTACAGACTTGTCGATAGAATACTTCAAGTCGCCATCCTTGTACGTCTCCATCATCTTCAAAGCCTGCGAGCCGACCCGGTCGATCACCCACTGGCGCATCTTGGGGCTGCGCACGGACTTGATCGCACCTTCGGTAAGTTCAGCGACCAGCGTCTCGATCTCTTCAAGCTCGACCGACGCGTAGCGGATGGCAGCCTGCGCGAGTGGCAGGTCAAGCAGCACGCCACGGTCGTTGATGCGCTCGTTGGTGTGATAGTCGGCCAGCTCCTCGTCTGAGAGTGGCCGCATGGCCTTGGAGATGGCGCGCATGGCACGGACATCTTGTTCACAATAACGAATCATCTCGGCCATCAGCTCTGGCGAATTGTTAAACGATCCATCTGCGCGAGGGACGGAAAGAAGTCGGATAAGCTGTCCACCTCGGTGGTCTTTTCGCATTTGGCTGCTGATGGCGCGGCCGACGTCTTCAAGGCTGCCAGGTAAGCAGTTAGCACGCGCTTGTGTAGCGGTGCAGACGAACTGCTCGAGTTGAAAGTTACACTGTAGGACGTACCAGAAGATGAGGCGCTCAAACGCTGCGTTGTGCGCGTAGATGGGGCCGGTGTGATCGCGCACGGATTGCGGAAATGGATCAGTGGGCCGCCACGTACTAACGTCATCGTCGTCAAACGCGTAGGACATACAAAGTACATCTGTTGAAGCGTCTTGCGCATAGTTATAGACTCCCCGTGAGGATAGGTCGCAACGCGACCGGGTTTCAAAGTCAAGCCAGAGTATTGTCATGGGTAGGGGTGACCCCTGTCATCCGCCAGCATCAGGTCGAACCGACCAAGGAAAACCTGATGATTAAATGACAGGAGCCATAGAAAAGGTGGGGTACTCGCTGCGTCTGTTAACTGCCCAGCATCCGCTTTCCCCCGTACTACTTAGCCGCGACGGCGGCGGGCAGGTGCTGCTTCGGCTGCTGGTGCTTCTTCAGCTGTGGCTTCATCTGCTTTACCATCCATCGACACAAACTCGACGACCTCAAAGACCGGCGTGTAGATGCGGCCATACGACTTGTGCGTGTAGTGGTCTTTTTTAAGACGCACGACAGGCACGGGCTTGCTCTGATCCTTCTCGACTTGCTCGGCGATCGCAACCGCGAGTGCTTGCACGGCCTTCTTACCACCGACGGACGTAACGGTATAGCGCGCCTCCATACCCTTGTCTTCGCCAGTGACGCACTTCAAGGACATGCCGATCTGCGCCTCCCAGCCACGCTTGGCGTTGGGTGGTGCTGCTTCCATCTCTGGCAGCGGCTCGGAGACCGACACCATCTTCTCGCCCAACACCTCGCCGTCACCCCACGCAATGTAGCCGTGGATAAACGAGAACGGGTTGACCGCCCAAGTCGAATCCTCTTCGACGTCAGTCTGGTCAGCACCGAACACCCAGTGGCCGGTCTTGTCCATCTTGATGATGACAGAACCTGCTGGGCCTGCGACGGTTTCAAGCGAACGCAGAGCGGTTGAGAGGGTAGATACTGCTGGAAGGTTTGCACCTTTGAACGTGACCATATTGGACATTACTTTACTCCTATTAAAGTTTACTATTTGCCACTACCTACATTGCCCCTGACTGGTGGCAAGAGCAGTCAGGATTAAAGAAACGACCAAATGCTTTTACCGCAGCATCGCAGTACGCATTGTGCGCCTCTTGTTCGGTCAGGAATATGCCTAATTTGCGTTGTATTCCATCAATCCGTATTTGAGCTACAAATTTATCTGTTCGGCCTTTATACGGCGTCGCCCCTTTTAACGCGCACTTTTTATTTTTACGCGACTTCATGCTACGGATATTTTCTGACCTTGAAGCTAACCGTAAATTACTTATTCGGTTATCGCTTCGGTTATTGTTGATGTGGTCTACGTCAATTTCGGGCCACTCTCCATACACCAAAGCCCAAATAACTCTGTGAGCCCTAAAACCACGTCTACCAAAGGTAATTTTTTCGTACCCTGTCGACTTGCAAATGTGGCCTGCAACATCCCCAGCTTTAACGCCTCTGCGCGGGATCTTCCAATATACGGCGCCAACGTCTGGGTCGCAATCAAATATTTGCTTTAGCATGTCAACAGGTATTGTATTCATACAAGTTTACCTAACGCTTGCGATAGTTGTTTGCCGATTTGCAAAACCGCTGGCCTCGGATCAGACTCCGGCGCCAACGTACTCCCCGACGAGATCGATACGACCAAATCTGACGGGAAATCTAGTGTAGTCTTTTTCAAGACTTTTTCAAGCTGTGCGGGCGATTTAATTTTTGTGTCGTAGGCGTCTTCTACGCCATTCGCATCCGCCCACGCTTCAATCCTTGCCTCGTCCACCCACTGACGTGTGCCACGCTTGGCGACCAGTTTGTAACCTGGCACGGGGCGCTCGTTCTCAAGCATCTGGAACGCAAGCGCCCGCAGCTCTTTAATGTAGTCTTCCAACATGTCGGCCTGCTGAAGCTGTGTTGCGATCTGCTCAACCGGCAGGTTAGTTAGCTGCACCTTCAGCGCACGATCAGCTGCGCCGGTCATGCGTGGGCAGATGGGTTTGGCCGTACACCAGCGGCAGTGGTCGCCTGTTGCAAACGGTGCCTCTGGCCATGACGAGAGACGCACAGCGTACAAGAGTTCTTGCTCAAACTCTTTGATGCGCGCAGGTGTTGTCACCCAACGGCGAATCGATGGCGGCTGCACAATGACGCACTCGATCTCTTCAGCGCTTTCGAATATCCATTGTGCTGCCGGTGTTCTCATTGCCGCAGCTGCGTAAAATAAGAGCTGAGGATTGTTTTCAGCATCCACAAGTACGCCATCGCCAAATTTCCAATCCAGAACGATGGCGCGTTTACCTTTACGCCCAAGTAGGTCAGTGCTACCAAAGACACCAGGCAGAAAGTCGCCAAAGCCAACTCGGGTTTCAACCATGTACTCCATCTTCTTTTCGGGGTCGATCTCGTCGAGTGCTTCCAAAGCGGGAATAATTTTCTCATCAATCAACTCCTGTGTGAGTGTCTGTGTCTTGTAGGTGGCGCCGATGCACTGCGCGGGCTTCTTGTCGAACTCCAAGAGTTCAGCAATGACGTTGTGCAAGAGAGTGCCGCGCGCTGCGTGTTCGGACTCGGCCTGTGGTGGCATGCGCTGCACCAGCTTGACCGACGCTGGGCAATTAATGACGCGTTTGGCGGTGCTACCGCCGACGATACTGGAATGTGACATTGAACTGTACTCCCGTGTAGTGATTGAGCCTCGACTGTAGTCCCTAAAATAATCCTTGTCAAATACTTTTTGATGCCTTATATTTCGCAGCATGTTAGAAAAAGAAATAGAGAACTACTTTGTTTGGACGGTCGAGCGTGCTGGCGGCAAGACGTACAAGTTCAAGTCTCCCACACAACGTGGGGTTAGTGATCGCTTGGCTTGTATGCCTGATGGCAGCACATGGTTTGTCGAATTGAAAACCAAAGGCGGTCGGTTGTCTGAGTTGCAAAAACGATTTGCTGACGACGTTATTGCGTTGCGACAGAACTACGTTTGTTTATGGTCGAAGGAGATGATTGATGAGTGGATTAGAGAGAGATGATTTTGTACGGTTAGCGCGGGAAGCGGGGCTGCCGGTCTCAGATAAATTTGATGGAATCGGGTATGTTTGGTGCAGCGATGAATACCCCATCGATGAACAGCTTCAGCGTTTTGCCGTCCTAGTCGCAGCAACAGAGCGCGAGGCGTGTGCGAAAATTTGTGAAGAACCTTGGCAGGGTCATCCTTATGATATAGCAAAACAAATTCGCGCCAGAGGCAACGATGCAGCTTAGACCTTACCAGGACGAAGCAGCCGACTTCCTGTACGAGCGTGATCGGGCGATGATCTTAGCACCCGTGGGCGCAGGCAAGACGGCCATTACCTTGACTGCCATGCAGGCGATGGTGCAAGACGGGTACGCGTCACGTTTCCTTGTCTTGGCGCCCAAGCGTGTCTGCACGGACGTGTGGCCGATCGAAGTGCCCAAGTGGGCGCCAGAGCTAGATCACCGCGTGGCCGTGGGCAGCCCAAAAGACAGAGACGCAGCACTGCGCTCGTTTGTGGCGATAGTGGTCACTAACTACGACAACCTGCCGTGGTTGGTTGAGCAAGACTTGTCTGACTTTGACGCGATCGTGTTTGACGAGTTAACGAAGTTGAAGAACCCATCAGGCACACGCTTCAAGGCGCTGCACAAAGTGATCGACCAGTTCAAGATACGCTGGGGTCTGACAGGATCGTTCACCAGTAACGGGCTCGAGGACGTCTTCGGTCAGTGCAAGATCGTGGATGAGAAACTCTTGGGCCGTGCCAAAGGCGCGTTCCTGCAGCAATACTTTGTATGTATGAACCGCGATTTCGGCGAGTGGCTGCCGCGCCCAGGCGCCCTGCAGCTGGTCATGGAGCGCATCAAGCCGGCGACGTTCGTACTGGAGCCTGGCGAGTACCGCGACAGATTGCCGCCCTGTCATGTAGTCGAGCTGCGCAGCCAGTTAGATGACAGGAAACCGTATGAAAAGATGAAGAAAGACTTTGTGGTGCAGTTTCCGTCGTCTGAAATACTGGCGGCCAACGCAGCCGCTGTTACATCAAAGTTGCAACAGATGGCCTCCGGCTTTGTTTATGACAGCACCCGCGTTGCGTCCGCTGTGCCGGGTCAGTTCACCTCCAGCAAGACGGCGGTGTGGTTTAGCAGTCACAAGTTTGATCGATTAGACGAATTACTGGAGGAGAACCAACATGCGAATACGCTTATCGTTTACCAGTTTCAAGAAGAGGTGGCAGAACTTCGTCGCCGCTATCCAAAACTTGCCACTTTGGACGACACCGACGCCATCAAACGGTGGAACGCCGGACAAATCGAACTCCTTGCCGTCCACCCTAAGTCAGCGGGACATGGACTTAATCTACAGCACGGGGGAAGCCACATGGTATTTCTGTCGTTGCCGTGGAGCTTGGAGCTGTACGAGCAAACGGTTGGACGGCTGCACCGTTCCGGGCAACTGCATGACGTCTGGGTTTATATCTTACTCGCCGAGAAGACAGTTGACGAAAAGATCTGGGCAGCGCTCCACGACAAACGAGCGATTTCTGACATAGCGATGGAGGCACTGAAATGAGATACCTACTTTTATTATTGACGGCGTCGGCGATGGCCGCCGAGCCAGATCATCTGACTTACACCAACGACATCAGCGTGCGCACGGTCTTGACACAGACCAAAC